GTCATATATAACCTTGTAAAAAAGAATGATATATACGAAGATACTATTCAAAAATTTTATACACAAGCATCTTTTGTTTTATATACAATGAAATATTTAGATGCACGGCAAATGTTTGAAAGTGATGATGAAGTTGGGACTTTATTTGAACAAATGAAGGATTTGATATTTACTTTAGAGCCACTAATTGAGAAGGATACAAATGAAGAAAAAGAGTGATTTTGAAATTCGTAGAGCGAAGTTGGGCAAGGTGTACTTTACAGATGATACCGAAAAGGCTATTGTAGAGTATAATAAAAGCACAGATGAATATGAGCGTGAGATTCTCTTTAGAGAACGTATACATCCACCAATTGATAAGTTAGCAGAAAATATAATAAATAGATTTAAGTTTCCGTACATTGACGGCTCATTTGATGACGTAAAAAATCAAGTGGTGTCGTTTTTAGTTTTGAATCTGCACAAATATACAGAAAATAAAGGTAAGGCGTTTTCATATTTTTCTGTTGTCGCAAAAAACTATTTGTCTCAAAATAATACTAATTCATATAGAGACGAGTTGCGTACAACGTATATCGTAGATTCTTCTAGTGAGGAATCTGGAGTGCTGGACGAAGTTCTAATAACTCGACCGGAAGTTGACTCATCACACAGAGACACTAGTGATTTTATACAATTATTAATACAGTATTGGGATTTTAATTTAGAAAGAATCTTCAAGAAAAAGCGTGATCGTGAAATAGCAAATGCTGTCGTAGAACTAATGAAGCGAGCAAATACTATTGAAAACTTCAATAAAAAAGCATTATATGTCTTGATACGTGAAATGACCAATAACAAAACTGTGCATATTACCAAGGTCATCAATAAAATGAAAGCCCATGTGTTGGAACAAATGAAAGAATACAGAAGATCTGGATATCTTTCCGATCCGTCAATGCTTTTCACTTATAATCATGAAAAATAACTATATATATAGTATACCTTTACACTAGCAATTATGTCACTTGATACCATAATATTTGACGGAAAGAGTATTTCTGATATGTTTTCCGACGTATATAGAAATACGAACAGCAAAAGAGAGCAGATTAATAGCTTTATAGCAAATATGGTAAAGCTTATCCGCACTCCAGAAGATGCTGCTGTAATTGGTCCTATTATAAAAGATTTTCTTGAAGTAAACGTTAAAAATGATGAGCATATTGTGCGTTTAGTACAAATTGCACAGCGTTTGGTGACTGTAAATGGCAAAACGTCTTCTTCTGATATGGCACTTACTGAAGAAGAAAAGGCACAGATACTAAAAAACATAAAAGCTGAATTTGAAACTGTTATTTCCGAACAAGATGAATTGGAATCGGAATTAAATAACTTAAGGAAATAATATGTCTGGTGGGAATAGAATAGTAAATAACAATAAAAAGCAAAATGGTTTATTAGCCGTACAAGGAGATACGGAATCCGCAAGATATATACCAGAGTCATTCTACGAAGGTATAGTTGTGGATGTTATACTAGACCATACGCATCCATTCTATTCCCCAGACGGATATAATGTTGGTACAATACGAGTCAGATTGTTTTCGGTGGATAATGCCAGAAGTAGCGAATTATTAGATTGGGCATATCCCATGGATTCAACAATTCAAGAAATGCCGCTGTTAGGTGAGTTGGTAATCATTCAAAAAATTCTAGGTAGCTACTTCTATAATAGAAAAGTATATGTGGCACATAGAATGCAAGAAAATGGAATGTTAAACTTAGAAAAGTCTTTGGATAAACGAACATTTCAATTGCGTAGAAAAATAGCAGCAAGTTCAGAAGAGCTTGATCTAAATAACCATAAATTTGGAGAGTATTTCAGACCGGATAACAGAGTTAGACCATTAAAACACTTTGAAGGAGATGTATTGTTTCAAGGTAGAATGGGTAACTCAATACGTTTTGGCTCAAGCCAAATGCAACCAGGAAACAAAGGTCTTGCTCCGAATATTATCTTGAGAGCTGGTCAAGGGAAAGATATAGAAAAGGATGAATGTACCACCGATAAAATATTTGGATTGGTACTAGAAGATATCAATAAGGATGCATCGTCTATGTGGATGACTTCGGATCAAGTTGTACCATTTGAACCAAGTACCATAGATGCTGGATCTTTTTTTCGTTCATTAACAAATACTGTACAAAAGTATGATGGTGCACAAATAATTTTGAATAGTGACCGAGTGGTACTGAATTCTAAAAAGACTCACGTTATGTTGATGTCGAATGAAGAAGTATACATAAACAGTTTTGGTAATACCTCTATTGATACGGATAAATCTATTTTACTGACGGCAAACCTTGATATATTGCTATTCTCTTCTAGAAACGTAGATATACTTACGGATGTGGATTTTACACTCACTGCCGGTAGAGATATTTCTATTTTGGGAGAAAAAAAGACTAGTATCTATGGAAAGAAAATATTTATAGGTACGTCTCAGAATGATGAAGAACCCATGGTAGGTGGTACGAGTTTATCAAAATTCTTAGCAAGATTGATATTGGCATTTATGGGAACCCCACCATTGCCACCACAAACAGCACAAGCAGCAACGGTAGTACCAGCACCTGTAACGGGAGTAGCTACGTTTCAACATGTTATGACTGCAATGGGTCCTGGAGTTTTAAATCCATTCACAATTGCACAATTGGTTGCATTATATACTGAATTGGTTCTACCAAATACTGGTCAAACTGTACCATTGCCGTTTTCCGGAGCGCCATTCAATAGCAGTGATAATTTTGTTAGACTTTCAAATGATTTATTATTTCCTACGGAAAAAAATAATTTTGAAACTGGGAAGCCCACACAACCAGAGACAAATAAATGGTTACTTTCTGATAAATCTTCTTATAGGGTAAAGTAATATATGAAAGATTTAATAGACAAGGCAAGCGATATAGTTAAGCAAAAAAATTCCTTAAATAAAGATTCTATATCAAGTGCAGCAAACTCTCTGAAATCCGATGCGTTGAATAAAGCAAATGAATCTGCAGAAGAATTGCTAAACAAATTGCCTTTAAAAAAAGATCCTAGATTGTTGAGAAAAGAAGCTGAAGCAGAAGTGTTGGAAAAGAAAGCAGAGGCTGAACGTCTTTTACAACAAGCAAAAGAATTTACGGTTGCCGATGCCAAGGATAAAATTTTAGAGCTGGGAGTTTCATTTTTACCAAAACCACCTAAAATTCCTCCTATACCACTTATAGATCCTCGGTTATTGGCATTCATAGCTTATATTAAATTAAAGAATGAAATAAAGAAATTGAAGCAATCGGTTAGTAAACAAAATTTAAAAAAATCAAAAGATACTTTTAAATATCCAATGAAGCCGCAGTTAGCTATACCAAAATTACCAAAAATTCCGGAATTACCATTAAAACCACCTTCGCTACCAGCTTTACCAACTATACCGAAGGTACCAGCTTTACCAAAGTTACCAACCTTACCAAAAATAGGATGATTGTATGGACAAGCAATTACTAAAAGCGTATATAAAAACTATAGTAGAAGATGAAGTAAAAAAGATTCTTCCTGAGATGTTAGGCGAAGCTATTGCCGAAATAAAAGGAATGCAGTCTATACAAGAAAATACCTCATCTTCTTCAAAGAAGCCTAAATTTGACCGAGGAAGACTCTCGGAGTTGATGGGAATAGGTTTTGATGAACCTGCCCCAAGTAGAATGCCAGAAAATGCTCCAAGAAACGCAGATCCAGAAGTGGTTGCTGCAATAAATAAAGATTATTCTGGTATGATGAAAAAGATGGGAATCGTCTGAGATAAAATATGGCACAAGGAATAGGCATAACATTACCAATCCGGTTGGGAAATACAGGATATTTTGAACAAGCATTTGACACCTTAACACAAGTTAAGTCAAATTTTATAAATTTGATACTTACTAGAAAGGGGGAACGAGTTCACCAACCGGATTTCGGTTGTGGTATTCATGATTACCTATTTGAACAACTTACCCCAGAAAATATTGAGGGGGCAAGATTATCTGTAATTTCTGCCGTGGATAAATGGATGCCGTTTTTAGAATTAATAGGTTTTGATTTAGATGCAAGTCCGGAAGATTTGGATAGCAATCGCTTGCGTTTATATGTTAGTTATCGTTTAAGAAAAAATCCAAATATAAGCGACACCATTGTACTGACGTTCTAGGAGATAATTCATGGCAGTAAACCAATCAATTACAAAAAAATTTAATCCAAATTTCAAAGACGTAAATTATTTAGCGAAAAACTTTACAGAATTTCGTCAAAATTTGATTGAGTTTGCGAAATCATACTATCCAAACACATATACTGATTTCAATGAAACTTCTCCTGGTATGATGTTCATGGAAATGGCTGCATATGTTGGAGATGTCTTGTCCTTTTACGTAGATAATCAATTTAAAGAAAATTTATTATTGTTTGCTAGAGAAAAGCAAAATGTAGTATCTATGGCTCAGGCAATGGGATATAAGCCTAAATTAACTGCAGCGGCATCGGTTGAGGCGGTCATTTACCAAATGGTACCAGCACTAGGGGCTTTACAAAACTATGAACCAGATTCTAGATTCTTTTTAAAGGTACTAACAAACTCAAAATTTTCTACAGAAATTCCGCCAATACAATCGTTCAGATCAATTGAAGATGTAGACTTTGCAGACCCCACTGACAGATCAATAAGAATATTAGCAAGAGATGTTAGTAACGCTCCTACGATGTATGTTGTTTCTAAAAAAATTAAATTAATCTCTGCAGATTCTCGTATAGCAACATTTACGTTTGGATCTGCACAAAAATTTTCAAAAGTAGAACTAGCAGATTCGAATGTAATTGGAATTCAATCTATTGTGGATTCTGATGGAAATGATTGGAGTGAAGTAGATTTTCTAGGACAAGATCTTGTCATAGAAGAGCGCACGGTAGCTTTTAGAAATACTGATGGGTTTTTCGGAGAACAATCTTTACAAACCGGATCATTATCACCTGCAAAATTAGCAGTACTTCGCAGAAAGCCTAGAAGATTTGTTACTAGAATCAATAATGATATGAAAATGGAAATATGGTTTGGTTCTGGAACTGGTGATGTAAATACGGATATTGTTACCGTAAATTCAACACAAATAGCTAATTCAAAATATAATCAAATAATATCTAATACATCATTAGACCCATCTGATTTCATATCAACTGATACATTTGGATTAGCCCCAGCGAATACTACATTGACAGTTACCTATCTAATTGGTGGTGGTATACAATCGAATGTACCGTCTAATAGTATAACTAAAGTTGACTTTGCATTAGTTTCTAATAACCCAAATGACTACGCTGCATCGGAACAGAATCTGTATTCTCAGGTGCTATCTAGCGTGGCTATACTAAATGAAGAGCCAGCTAGAGGCGGGGCGGATGGTGAAGGCGTAGAAGAAATACGTCAAAATGCATTGGCATTTTTTAACGCGCAAAATAGAGTGGTCACAGATAAAGATTATATAGTAAGAAGTCTTTCTATGCCTTCAAAATTTGGTTCGATTGCAAAAGTGTTTGTTGTTAGAGATGAGCAGATAAATGCAATTGGAGATCAACGTCCAGAAGAGTTGGTGGTGAACAATGATGAAAATCCATTTAATAATAGATCATATGTAGACGATCCAGCTTCACCAAATTCTATAAATCTATATGTGCTTGGGTACGATTCCAATAAACGCTTGGCAACAATGAATACTCTGGTTAAGAAAAACTTAGCTAAGTATTTAGAACAATATAGAATGTTGACAGACGATGTAGTTATTCTTGACGCATTCGTCGTTAATATCTCTGTAGATTTTTATATTGTTGTTTATAGAAACTATAATATGAATGACGTAGTTGCCAGATGTATTGATGCCATAAAAGAATTCTTCAACATTGATAAGTGGCAAATAAATCAACCAATCATACTAAATGATTTGAGACTAACAATTGGTTCGGTTGAGGGTGTTCAAACAGTCACTGATGTAATTGTAAAAAATAAATACAAATTTAGAGATGGGCGAGATTACTTTGAACACAGGTATCCTATGGATGAAGCTATAGTGGATGACATAATCTATCCATCACTAGACCCATGTATCTTTGAAATAAGATACCCAGAAACTGATATCGTTGGTCATGCAAGACAATAAGAGATAATATATGAGAACTTTTTTGAAAGCAACCCAAGACGCAACTATATATCAACGATATTCTGGATCTAATTCTGGACTTGATGAAATATTAGAGATTGGTAAAGTTCCTCGCGCAATAGATGAGCGAAATATGTTAGCGTCATCCTCTGCCAGATGCCTTATCTCATTTGATATCCCATCAAATCAACAGTATCCATCAAGTTCGGTTTACTATTTAAATCTACGAATTGCGAATGCGGAAAAGGTAAATAGATATCAAAAAATTGAGGTATATCCAATATCTCGTAGTTGGATAGAGGGCAGTGGATATTTTTACCAAGACGTTCAGAATTCAGAAGATGGTGCATCTTGGATTTTTTCTGAAAAGAATATTGCGTGGAATACATCTGGTGGTGATTTCATTTCTACAATTTCATCATCATATGAGATTGAACGATATCCTATAGAAGATATTAAAATTAATGTAACCAATATCATTGCACCAATTGTTTCTGGATCTAATACGTTTTCGTGGAATGGATTTGTATTAAAATTCCCAACTGCGGATGAACTAGACCCCTCAAATGTTGGAAACATAAAAGTATTTTCTTCAAATACACATACTATTTTCGAACCAACCCTTGAAATAGCATTCAATAATCAAACATTTATCACTGGTAGTTTGAAGCCAATTCCGCAAAATAAATTTTCTGTAATAGCAAAAAATCTAAAAGAAGGATATACACTAGGTGAAGTTGATAAGGTTTATTTAGTAGTAAGAGACGCCTATCCAGATAGACGATTTGATGCAGTGCAGAGATTTAGAACAATGTATTATTTACCATCATCATCGTATTATAGAATACGGGATCAACAGTCTGGTGTAGTGGTTTATGATTTTGATCAATATTCTGCAATAGATTGTGATAGATCCGGTTCATATATAATGTTAGATACTTCTGGATTACAAGTGGATAGATACTATGAGCTTGATATAAAGGTACAGAATAACAATCTAGTATTGTATCCAGAATTTAATTATACGTTTAGAGTAGATAGAAATGGCATCTAATATATTGAACTCATATATTCCCAAATATTTAGTTGAGTTACAGCGAAACAACGAAGATATTATAACAGTTCGTACAAATTATTTCTCGCCACAAGGAGATATATACGAGCTTGATAGACGAGCAATTTCTCCGGTGTTGATACAAACAACACAATCTCTTCAAGAGCTGCAACCAATAACGTCTAATGTATATCCATTTGCTATAGTAACTCCGCTGGAGTTTGATGGAGCTACATTAATAATGAGTCCAAGCGTAACTACGATACCAACCGCATCGCAACACTATTACACTCCCATCTATTTTGAAAGATACAATGTTGATGTATTGGCAAACATAGATAAAGAGTTCGTTGAACTAGGTACATAATATGCCAAATCAAAATAATTTTAGAAGCGATGTAACTACTCGCACGGAACCTAGATACCTTGCTTCTCGTATAGTAAGAGTACCGGATGAATTAATATTTTTTGAAGAAATACCAGCTAGCTTTGCATTTGATGCGGAAGATAATATTGAATTTCATTTCTACACAATACCAGAAAATCAATTATTATTGAGCACAGTGTCTAAAATCAGTGATGATATTATACGATCACATATAGTTAGTT